TAATTAGAAGGTAGATTTTCCACCTAAAAACTATATGAAAGTTTTTCTAATATGTCAACAAATTATTTTATCTGTCCCAATATGGTCTATAATCTCTGTCAGAGTCTAAGTCATTGTCCCTATCATCATCAAATGTATCTTTAAAAGAATTTTTAAATGTAGATTTTATATCCTCATCAGCTTCTAGTGGGTCTTCAAACTCAGAATCGGCATCATCAATCTCTAGTGTTGGTGTAAATGAACCATCATCTTCTTTAACGGATAGAGTATTCCCCTGTTTTTGCAACAATCCCTTTTTTATTAAAGAATCTACAACTTCTTTAGAATCGTTAAATTGTGCTTCTACGTCACTCAAAGAAGTTTCGACATCAGATTGCTTCACGAATTCATAAATAGCAGATTCTAAAGATGTCATCTCCTCAGATTCGCCTTCTTCTTCTGGCATATCGGAAGTGTTTTCACTAGGAACTACTAGATTATACTCATCATGAAGAATAAGATTAACTACAGCCTTAGTCATTCTATCGGTATATGTCTTCCTTCTATCTCCTTTGTTTTTATATACAGAATCAACTGACATATTAACAGCATTTCGCAATTCATCAAAATCTGAAGGATTTCTTGTTTTGATACCTTCAACAACACTAGACAATAATTGTTTAATAGAATCTTCCGAAAGATTTGCATATCTAGGACTGCCCGACCAAGAATTAACAATAACATCAAAGTCTCCGCTATTTAACTTTTCTAACATCTTGTCAGAATCAATTGAAATATTGGCATATTTTAAATTTTTTGCAGTACGGCCCTCTTCTAACATTTCACTAATTATATTGTTGGCTAAGTTATCAAATTTCATATTTAATTATTACTTATCTTTTGTGAAGTATTTTTAAGGAATGTAAATATCAGAAATCAAACTCGCATCTTCACCAAACGGTTTTCCATCAACATCTACATAAAGTTCTGTTAGTTTTATTCTTTCTTCTGGATTACCAAATATTTCAATTACAGGGGGACCATCATCAGTAGGAAATACTCGGCCATCTTGTTGACGATATGATTGAACAAATGTTTTAAAAATATTATCAATTTCATCCCTATATACTAAATCATCATCTCTTAAATCGTCTTTAACGAAATCAACCGGAGAAACACTTGTTAATGGTATAAAAAAGATTATATCAAAATCTTCCAATGCTCGTCTCACCATAATTCTAGATTGATCTAGAAACTTTTCAGAAACTTTTCCATTTAAAAAAAGCCAAGAAGAATATGCTAAGTTATCAACAATACATCTATCAAAAATAACATTATCTTTTCTTGTATATTGACTAGATTCTTTCACTAGTGCCTCTAAAATAGCCATCTGACTATCTTCTGTTCCATTTTTAGAGTGTGGAAGTTCTTTATCTTTTATGAAATCTCTATATGTAGTAGCTGGTGTTGTATACGAAGTCCATTTTTTCAAAAAATCTTTAACATATGTAGATTTCCCCGTGCAGTGTGTTCCTGAGATTGCTATTTTCATAAAACAATAGTATTAATTATTTCTGGGAAAAAGTCAACCATTTCTTTTGAAAAAAGATCATGATCTTCGTATTCTTTGTGTATAGAAACATTTTCTATTAATATCGAAGGATGTTTTTTTCTCATTTCTATGAGAATTTCTCTTAGATTTTCAACATCATCACGATACCAAGAGGAATCTATGAATGGACATGTGGAAAACAATATGGCTTCCATTATTAGCTTATATTGTTCTTGTGTTAAATTTTCAATTGAATAGTTGTTCACTATTTGAAATCTAACATAAGTTTTAAAAAAATCAAGTTATTCTGATCTAGGAATGGAACTATTTTGATTTAAAATTACCATTAAAGTGTCTTCAATTTTTTTTAATGAAGACAAATCATCTGTATCTAGATTTATATTTGATAATTCTCTTTGATCTTCAAGATTATCAGAAGAAGATTTGTACAAAGCATCCTTTAAAGCTTTTAAAAGTGTTTTATACTTAATAACGTCTAAAACAACATCTTTAGGTTCTGGTAAAGCGGAAGGTATTTTAGAATCCATTTCAGATGGCTCAATTGAAGGTTCTTCTGTATTATTTAAATCTTCTTCATTTAGCACAGAATGTAATAGTTTTAAAAATTTGCTCATTTGATATTATTTATCCTAAAATATTATTATAATTGATTAATATTTAAAATTTTTAGAAAAGAATTCTAAATCTTCTCCACTAGGGACTCCTAGTCTTATAGATTTATAATATCCTTCAGTATTATTAAATAATAAAGGATTCTTAATTTCTTTAAAATATTTTGTTTTCTTTTTTATTATAGTTTTAATATTTTTACCAAATTCACTATAATTCATAAAATATTTACTATATTCAGAATTTATTATAATATCTTCTTTATATATAGTGAATATCTTAATATTTAAATCTCTAAAGATTAGTATAAAGCTTTCTAGTAGTTTGTCAAGTTCTTTTTCTAAGAAAAATTTAAAGTATTTTTCTTTTTGTGTAATTAGTTTATCTTTAAGTAGATCCCATTCATCAAAATCTCTTATAATATTTTTAGTAATTATAGGAAGATATTCATTTATAGGAAATATTATTACTCTTTGCGATATATAATATATTAAAAAATCTTTAATTTTTGATTTTTCTGACATCCATATCGACTATAGCATCTATCAATGCGTTTTCAACTATTTCTTTAGGTAAAGCTAAAGAAGCTTCCGATATTGTTTGCGAAAATTCTGAAAGTTGTTTTTTAAATTTGTTTTTAAATTCAACTGTTTTTATTAAATCTTTTTTTGACAAGTTTTTGTATGTTGGGGCTTCTTGGAAAGAAAATGTCTCCAATAATGGTTCTGAAATAGAAGCAATCATGTAAGATACTCTTTTATATAATCGATCTAAAGGAGATGTATATGTTTGACCTTCTATTAAAATAGAACTAGCCATGTTTAAAACATATGTTAAAACAGCAGCTTTTTCGGCTTGTACTGCTGATTTATTTAAAAATTCTACACCTCTTACATGTGTATTTCCATAAGGATTATGACAACATCCACCACCACGTGATTCTGAACCACAATATATACAACCAGATGCGTTTATATGTACATGAGTATCTGTAGGTGAATATATACACCCTTTACCATAAGATTCAGATCCACAATATATACAACCAGCAGAATTGTTCATTTTTAATATTTACTTTTTAAGTACAAAAATTCCAATACTAGTTTCTTTTAAGATTTTTAGGAGGAGTACCTATTCTAACATTTATTATACCATTATAGTAATCATCACTTAATAAAACGTCTCTACTAATCTGTTCTTTGATTTCTTCGTATGCTAATTCCCATTTAGAACCACAAGTTTTAAGTATTTTAAATGTAAAATTTTCTTTTCCGTGTTTTAGTATGTCTTCGTTAAGAACATTTGAAGAACTTGTATATGATTTCCAATCAGATTCTTTAAAATCTATTCGATTTCTTGTTTTTCCCTTTAATGGTTTTCTTTTTATCTTCGATTGGCATTGTTTTTTTCCAATATATTTTTTATTATTGATATTATTTGTTATTTCATAAATAAAACCAAATGTTTCTTCTGTTATAATAACATTTTCAAGTAAAAACCAATGACCGAAATCCATTATAATGCCTTTCTTTGAAGATTTCTTCTGATAATTAATGATTTGTTTTTCTTTTTAGATTTATTTTTACCTTTTTTCGAAAATCCACCATAAACATATCTAGCATCTCCTCTTGCCATAGAATCACTGTTATTTACATTAGAGGGTGGATTGTATACTGGTTCTTGTGGAGTACCTAATGATCCCCCTGTTCCAGCAGCATTCATATTTTCTAAAATATTATTAACTAACGCTTGAAAATTGTTTAACATATAGTATAGTTGTATAATATTTAATGCCATTATGGATATTTTCTTAAAATATAAAGAAGAAATTGATGAAGATACAAAAATAGATCAAATAAATCTATTAGATCGTCAAATGATGCATCCGGCAACTAGACACAAGTGGGTTGCTAGATTAATCCAACACAAAAGAACAAAAAATGAGTTGGAGAGAAGAAAAAAACTTTTAAAAGAAGAAGTTGTTAAGACTTTAGAAGAAAAAGGCATACCTACTGGTCTTCCGAAGGCAAGTTTAATGTCTAAAGTTGAAAATTCTGACGGAATTAAAAAAATAACACAAGAAATAGAAGATGTGGATCTTATGATCGAATATCTTGAAAGAGTCGAACAAATTTTTAAAAGCATGACATATGATTTAAAAAATATAGTAGATATCTCTAAAATGGAAATGACTTGATGGTAGAACTAACTCTAGTAAAACAAAACGGACAGATATTAACAGATTCAAATACGTTAAATATCATCCGTGAATATTTTTCTATAGCAAATCCTGCATATAGAAAAAATGTTCCATACATTCCTAGTCGTTTATATTGTATAACACCTGGAGGAAAGTTTGATATTGGATTAACTGGAGAAATAATAAAGTTATTGGAAGAAAATAATTATATTTTTAATATTTCAGATGAAATTAGGAAACAATTTTCATGTGGTTTTGAAAATCCTACTATAACATCTTTAGCTTTTGAGTTTAGAGATTATCAAGAAAAATCTATCATAGCCGCCATAAAACAAGGAAGAGGAATTACAGTTATTCCAACTGCTGGTGGTAAAACTCTTATATGTGCTGGTTTGATAGAAAGTACACGGGCAACTTTAAATGATCCAGATGCTTTGGTATTAGTAACTGTACCTTCTATACAACTTGTAGAACAAACTGCCGATGATTTTATATCATATGGACTGAAAGAAGTAACTAAATGGTCTGGAAAAAACAAATTAGATTCTTCTGCTAGAATAATTGTAGCAGGAACACAGATGTTAATGAGTGATAAGACAGATGTATCTATATTATCTGATGTAAAATTGTTATTAATGGATGAATGTCATTCACTTAGAAGAGGAAATGAGATTAATAAATTGTTAAAACTAGTAACAACTCCTCATAGATTTGGATTTACAGGCACAATGCCAACCTCAAAAATCGATCAGTGGAATATAATTGGAAAATTAGGACCAATAACATTTGAACAAAAGACATTAACACTAAGAAATCAAGAATATATATCTAATTTCAAAATAATTATCTTAAATGTACAACATAATACAAGACCAAAAGCAGTAACATCCATAAATCCATCTGCTGCATATGAGAGTGAGTTAGAATTTTTAATAGAAAATACAAGAAGGAATGAAATTATTTGTAATCTTTCCAATAAATTAACAAATAATACGTTAATCATGGTTGATAGGATATCACATGGAGAAATATTAGAAGAAACTA